ATCAAGTTGAGATACGAATAAACTTTAAAGCGACGAATGTAGCTGGTGTAAAGTGCTATGGAAATTACATATTTTTAGATACGGATGAACGTAAACGATTCACTGAAAAGCGCATGGACCTCATCGTGACGCAGGTGCAAAATATAAAGAGACAAATCGTTTGTGATGACACTGAATATTATAAAGATATTCTCAAAGTCGCAGAAAACGAATACAACGAAGCGAATACTTTACTATTGTCTTTACAATCGGCAAATCCCGTCAATCAACCCGCGGTCGATGCCCAACAAATCGTTGTAAATACGAAACTCGCTACATACACCACGGCACAGACTAACGATAATCGTGATAATACGAATGGTGGTGGTTATAATGATATCGATATTTCACAATTCAATCACCCCGTTAAGTCCCTCTTTTTTGGATACGTCACGAGATCGGCGGAAGTCGAAGCGGATCGTTTTTCCTTTACGACCGCTGATATTCAAATCAATGGAACACCACTTCTTGAGAATATGTCACCGTTATACTTCCACATCGTTCAAAACTATAATAACAGTAAATTTGGTATCATTCAATTCGACGAAACCGAACACTGTCCATTTTATACGAGGTATTTTGCGTATAATTTCTGCATGAACGCATCTGAATACAAACCCACGGGTACATGTAATTTCAGTCGACTCGATAACGCAAAACTTATATTGCGGGGCGCCGTCAAGGGCTACTTGCGCGCGGAAACGGAGGAACTCAGTATCTATGCGGTGAGTTACAATATCCTGAGAGTCGATAAGGGTATGGCTGGAATTCTATTTGCAAATTAAAACAAATTCCAAACATGGAAATAAAAATAAACTTAAGCGCTATCTGTTGCAGCTAACACGACAACACCCAAGATAAAGGCTAAAACTAGATAATTACATTCTGTTTCTTCTGGCCCTGAGGGTTCACGTTCCAGCTGAGGTCGCCTGACCTCGAGCTGATGAACCACGGGCGGATCTTCCTCTAGGGGACAGTATCCTATCATCTATGATATACTCACAGATTAATTTCGGTTTTCTTCTTTCGTCTGGTCCTCTTGGGTTTTGCCGTCGTCGAGACACTCACTTCTTTCAGTTCACCGCCAGTTGATTCACCAGAGATAGACACGATATCAGACACATCATCGTCGTCCATCACGGGTTCCGGCTCCCGAGTCACGGATATCGGGGATGTGTTCATCGGTGGAGGTGGTGGCATCATGATACCACCCATTAGCTTTGAAATGTCAATGCCCGGTCCTTGCATTTCGTATTGCCCATTGTCATTTGAGGATTGTTCTCGCTGCGTGTTCGAGGCCGTAGATTGAACCGCCTGAACCATGTTCTTCATGAGATCGGGGTTTTGCTTGAGCACGTCGTTCATATTCGGAAGTGCAGCCTTCATCATCGAGGATGTCAAGTGGAACATCATCGCAGAACCACCGAGCATCATGATAAGCTTGACTTCTGGTGCGACGTTGACCTTGCTTCTGTATTTTACATAGAGTTCTTCGAAAACATTATCGTAATCGTCTTGGTTCTCCATCACTGATTCACTCCAGCCTTCAAGGTGGAGTTCAAATGGATTATAACGCTTATTCAAAAATTCAAGACCGGTGACACACGCGATCAACATGCGCTTACTGAACTTGACGGATTGCTCGACTTCGATACTGTATGTGACTCGCTTGACTTCCGTGCGCAATTCATCGATCGATGAATACGCGTTGAGTCTTTTATTCACATTAAATCCTTTCTTCTCGAGTCTCGCCAATTTGTTCAGGATATCCGCCTTTTCTTCGTCGACAGATGTAAATCCGTTCGTCGGTCGTTCTTCTTGTTCGCGTTCGTACACACCACCGTCATCCACGTCATCGTCGTAGAACATTGGTTCATCTTCACCGTAATCAATTTCTTCGTTTTCCATTCTCGGGGGTGGGGCCTGTTTATTTGGGTTCGCGAATGCATCCAACTCTTCCTGTTGTGGTGCGGGTCTAGACTGGACTCTTCGCGGAGGGCCCGGTGCTGGGCGTCTGGGGGTTTGTATTCTGGGGGCACTGATGTGAATTTCATCCATGAGCGCCTGTTCATCTGCGTCAAGTTTCATGACTGTGGCATTTCCTCGGTCGAGAACAATCTCTTCGTCCATCTACCCTTTAACTTGAAAGTATTAGAAATTCTTTAACGCACTTTATAAAAAAAATATCAGTAAACTATAAATGTTTAAGCTCAATCTCAACAAAGCCGACCGCGGCGCTGTCATGGCTATCTTGGTTATCATCGGTACCATCTACTTGTTGACTCTCCTGAAGTCTCGCCGCAGTGGTTATCAGGCCAGGCCGATCGTCATCAAGGCGAAGACCGAAAAGTCCATCTTCGATCTTGAGCATAAGCTCGAGTGTGTCGCCGGTCCTCAGAAGACGGCTGGATACTACAGCCGATCCCTGACCCCAGGTGGTATCTGTGGTGCGCAAAAGGTCATTCGCGATGCCGATGATTATGAAATCACGGATGGAATCGGTGGTGTTTTAATCTAGGCGTATAATAGTAAAATGGCACTCGTTACGGCGATTTCCCCGAGTATTCCGGATATCGATTATGAATTTCATACGATCACTCTCGATAGTGTTGGACAGGACAGTGCGAATACTTTCACAGTGTACCTGAGCACACCTCTCCGAAATGTCGTGCAAGCGAGACTTCTCGGTGCGCACATTCACACATCGGACACGACGGAACATTGTCACGTGTCGATCGCGGAACTCGATTCTATATTCACGGATCGAGCCTCTAAAGACCCACCACAATCAGTCTCGTCTCAACCGGCGTTGTCTGTTCTTCGAAACTCGTTCGCGAGTCTCATTAGTGAGTCTAACACGCACACGGGTGCGAATGATTTAATCGTGTTCAGAGACAACTATCCAATCGTAACACAATACATTGATCCCATTAACACAATCGATCGATTCACGGTGACCATCCGTGATCAAAACGGTGACACCATTGAAGATGGTGCCACGGGTGAGAATTTTTTGATTCTTCAATTTGTTTGCAGGAAACCCAATATGCGGAGCTTTTAGGTAAAAATAACATCAAGGTAATATAAATGTCTTCTGGTATCGTCCAACTCATCGCCATAGGTGCACAAGATGAACACATCATGGGTGAGCCAGAGGTCTCGTTTTTTAATTCTTCTTTCAAGAGGCACTCCAACTTTTCACAATCTCTCGAACAGCAGACGATACAGGGAGCTGTGAATAGTAACTCTATGTCGACCATCCGTTTCGAAAAAACGGGTGATCTTTTGGGATATGTATATCTCACGATCGACGACCACACGAAGTCGTTAGATTCTTTAAACTGGACAACACTGATAGAAAGTGTAGAACTTTTAATAGGTGGTCATGTGATCGACACACAGGATTCTATTTTCTGTGAGAAGATTGCGATAGATACCTTTGCGAACAACGTCTCCAAATCATCGAACGGCCCGCATCCGGGTCTGAGCTCTCGGTCGTATTTCTACCCGTTACGTTTCTTCTTTTGTGAACATCATCAAAGTGCAATTCCGATGTGTGCGTTACAATATCATAACGTCGAGGTTCGCATTCGATGGGGACCCGATGCACATCTTTATAATTGGGAAGCGTTTGCTAATTATTATTATTTAGATAACGATGAACGCGCCACCATGGCTTCGCGAAGCCATAATATTCTTATTCATCAAGTTCAAAAGAACATCCCCTCCGGTGAATTGATTCAAGAGCTCAGTTTTAATCATCCCGTCAAATATATTGCGTGTTCAAATACGAGTTATACAAGCGCGCTCACATCGGATTCAAATAAAGTGAAAATAAGCATCAATGGTACGGACATTGGTATTTACAAGTGGGCAAGACCCCATTACATCGATGTTGCTTCATTTTATCATACAAATTACGTGACGTCGCCCGACATCTTCTTACATTGTTTCTGTCTCACGACGAGTCTCCTACAACCCACAGGAACGCTCAATTTTAGTCGTCTCGATTCGGCAATGATACACAGTGAAACCTTACCAATAAACGACCCGATTTACGCGGTAAATTACAACATCCTCAGAATAAATAATGGCATGGCTGGTCTCATCTACGCCAATTAAAATACGAGATTATATAAATGGTGAAGAACTTGAGTACCATCGATAGATCAGAGAAGATCAGGCTTGGTAAAAATACATCGGATTACCAACCCGAAAATACGATTGTACTCAACGCAACATCGGAAATTTTTCCGAGTCTCACAGCGAATTCATTTTACGTGGCACCTCTACGATATGATTTCGACCAGCGGGCGACTTCAAATACGATTGTATATAATTTTGTAACGAAGGAGATTGTCGATATTGGTCCAGGGTCGCGTGTAAGTCTTGAAGATGTACTCATCACGGGTAACGTGACGGCAAATACAGCTGAATTTAATAATACATTCACGGGTTTAGTTACACTGTCGAATGTTGGTATAGGGAATGCAAATCCAATCCACTTACTCGATGTTGGAAATAACTTTTACATTAATCGCGGGGGTGACGTGTGGATTGGTGGCGAATTGTTCGTCGCGGGAAACACGTCGACGATTAACACACAGAATCTCACGATTAAGGATCCAATCATAGAGATTGCGCGAAACAACCCCGGGATAAACGACATCGGGGTCATGATGACCAGAACAGTCGCGGGGAGTAATGTGGCCATGATTTATAAAGAGGGTAGTGATCAACTTTCATTTGGATATACCGCGAGTAATGCGACGGACCAAAATGTCGTACTTAATGCATCAAATCCTTTAGATGTTAAGGTGTATGGTGATTTATACACGACGGGTAATACGAATGTTGGTGCGTGGACGTTTCATGAGACACAGACACCCGTACAAACCGTAGTGTACGGTTCGTCAAATGTAAACGTTGTGTCACCCGTCACCGGTGTTTTGAACATGACGATTCAGTCCACACAACTCGGTTTTGGAAACGAACTCGAAGTCACGCTCAACGGGACGCGAATCGGTATCGTAAACGACGCGAGTCCGGGTCCGGTTGTGATCACAGAGAATATCGTAAAGGGAGATGTTCTCGTGATTGACACAAACTTTGGATTTGGTTTTTTGATTACGAACTACTATATATCCTACATAAATACAGTGTTTTCGTTAATATCATACGATCGTACAAATACGTTTACGATTTATGATGCAACGAAGGTTGGTATTCTTCAAGACATACCGACACACACCTTAGACGTCGGGTCTAATTTGTATGTACAAGACAGTGGGACTTCCAATGTACTCGGCGTGACCGGTAATACATACGTGAGTGGTGACGTGACTATTCGCGGTAACGCGTCGTTTTCAAACAATCTACACGTGACAAAGTCTATAGTATCTTTAGCGAATATCAATGTTGGAAATGACCTCACCGTGACTGGAAATGCGTTCATGTCGTCGAATGTTGTCGTGAGTGGAAACACCGACGTACAATCAGACTTGAATGTTACCGGCAACGTGTTCGTCTCGTCTAATGTGATCGTGAGTGGAAACACGGATGTACGATCAAACTTAAACATTGATGGGAACGCACACGTACATTCTGAGTTAAACGTGGACGGGAACGTCTTTGTGAGCTCGAACATTGTGGTCACCGGAAATACAGATATGCGTTCCGAACTCAACGTGGATGGAAATGTATTCGTGGCCTCAAACATCGTGGTTACCGGAAATACAGACATGCGGTCTGAACTCAATGTCGATGGAAATGTATTTGTTGCATCAAATATCATTGTATCCGGAAATACGGACATACGATCTGAACTTAACGTCGATGGAAATGCATACATGCATTCCGAGTTAAATGTCGATGGAAACATCTTTGTGAGCTCGAATCTCGTCGTGACCGGAAACACAGACGTACAATCCGAACTCAATGTCGATGGGAATATCTTTGTGTCTGGAAATACGGATATTTCATCGGAACTCAATGTTACGGGGAATGTCTTCGTGGCCTCAAACATCGTGGTCACTGGAAATACAGACATGCGCTCGGAACTTAACGTGGATGGAAATGTATTCGTCGCGTCGAATATCATCGTATCTGGAAATACGGACATACAATCTGAACTCAATGTCGATGGAAATGTATTTGTGAGTGGTAATACAGATGTTTTGTCTGAACTCAATGTCAGTGGAAACGTCGATGTACAATCCAATCTCGTCGTTCACGGAAATACGGAAATACAATCCAATCTCACTGTCGGTGGCAATACCGACGTACTATCCGAACTTAATGTATCCGGAAACGTAGACGTACAATCGAATCTCGTCGTTCACGGAAACACCGAGATACAATCGAATCTTACCGTGAGTGGTAACACAGATATCTCATCGGAACTCAATGTCGCCGGGAACGTCTTCGTGACATCAAATATCATCGTCACCGGAAATACCGACATACGTTCAGAACTTAACGTAGACGGAAACGTATTCGTGTCGTCGAATGCTGTCATCACCGGAAACGTGGATGTGTCCAAGCAAGTCAATGTGACCGGGAATATCTATGCGCGCTCCAATGTGGATGTCTCCGAGCAACTTAATGTCATAGGGAATGTGTACGCGTCGTCAAATATCATGGTCACTGGAAATGTACACGCCGCTAGATACTACGGTGACGGTGGACATCTCGCGAATGTCACGCTTCAGGTTGTGAGTGACCACGGAAACGCGACGTCCAATACGATTCGATTTACCAACCCGACGACGGCGTTGACGACGGATCTTACGTCAAATGTTGGAGTCAATATTGGACAATTGAACAATGTGACGTTAACAACACCCCTCAATGAAGACATGCTCGTGTACGATGGATCAAATTGGGTGAATCAAAAGCAGAATCATTTATTCTTATCCGCAAAGGCGAATGTTGCATTAACGAAAGGTGATGTCGTATACGCAACCCGCGCACTCGGTAACGATACGTTTATCGTCGACAAGGCGGATGCACGTGATCCAGCCAAAATGCCCGCGCTCGGTATCGTGTATCAAGATTTGGCTCAAAACGCACAGGGCCTCATCGTCACATTTGGACGCGCCGATAGTGTTCCTCTCGATAGTTTCAAGGAAGGTGAAACAGTATACGTGAGTAACACAGTACCCGGTGGTCTATCTAATCTGGTACCTCACGGTGAAGTAAATGGAGTTCCCAACCTCATTCAAAATATAGGTCTCGTGGTCAAACCACACGTATCACAAGGTATTGTGTCCGTGACTGGTGTCGGCCGTACAAATGCGATTCCAAACGCAAACGTCATCACACAAACACCCGCGTATGTCTACACGGATGGTAGTACTAACCAAAACACTCTACACAAGATTGTTCCGGCGAACCTTCTCACGAAATTACAAACACTCGAACAAGTAGTCAACACTGGGAATACGGTGGCGAACACGATCAACCTTACGGGTCTCACGACCACTGGGAACGTCGCCATTGGAAGCAACGTCTCGATCACCGGTCTCACCGATCCAGTGAATAAATATTTGCCGATGGTCGATACCGACGGGACACTCATAAAATCCCCCGTGTTAGTCAACGAAAATGGAAAGTACGTGATCACAGCATCGGAAGCCGAGTTCTTGGGGAACATCACGTTGAGTGGTAACACGACGATCATTTCTTCGACGAGTGTGACCATCGGGGACAGAATTTTCGGTGTCGGTGCAAACAACAGCGCGACCAATCTTGATACAGGTTTCATGATTGAACACCAAGACGGTAATACGTATGCGAATGTTGCGCTCATTTATCACGCCCTCGATCACAAGTTTACGATTGGATACACACAAAACACATTCACGGACGATCACATATTAAATTTTACGGATTCTAATCACGTCATGTTATTTGAAATCGATGGGAATGCATTGGTACAAAACAACCTCACGGTAAATCACGGCATTATATCCGGTGATGGTGGTGGTATAAGTAACGTGACACTTCAACAGATCACACAGTACGGTAATACAACGGCGAATACCATTGAATTTACAAACACGATCAGTATCGTGACGACTGGCAACGTCGGCATCGCGAATACACTCGCATCACACACGATGGATATCGGTTCAAACGTCTACATTGATGATACGGGATCTAATGTTATTCACGCGATCGGTAACGTCTACGCTACGCGTTTCATCGGTGATGGGTCGTTCCTCGAGAACATCGCTTCAAATCTTGAACTCATCGTGACGAATGGTAATGTCGCGAGTCGCACAATGTCACTGTTAAATACGGATGTGAGTCTCTCCACACTCGGTCCGGTAGGTATCGCAAATACCGAACCAGGACACACGCTCAGTGTCGCATCTAACGTTTATTTTTCGGACACGGGTTCAAACGTTATCCACGCGAGTGGTAACGTCTACGCCACGCGTTTCATCGGTGATGGGTCGTTCCTTGAGAACATCGCGTCGAACTTGGAACAAATTGCGTTAAATGGTAATGTTACGAGTCAGACGATTTCTATAGATAATCAATCACTATCTTTGATTACATCCGGATCGGTTGGTATTGCAAACGTTTCACCAGCCCATACACTCAGCGTCGGGTCGAACGTGTACGTTTCGGACACCGGTTCAAACGTACTCGTCATTGAAGGGAACGTACTCGCACAAAAAATCACACTCGGAAACGTGTCCATCACACCGGCTTACACATTACAGCAAATAACCGCGACGAGTAACATAACGTATCACACGGTTGAATTTAACAACACAGATACGTCACTCGTGACGGCGTCGAACGTGGGAATCGCGACAACGAGTCCGTCGTATACACTTGAAGTGAATGGTACAGCCGCGAAAACTGGCGGTGGTACGTGGACGTCTACTTCCGATGCGCGTCTCAAGGAGAACATAGAAGATGCGAATCTAGAAACGTGTTACGATACCATAAAGAATCTCAAGCTCAGGCGTTTTAAATGGCGAGATGATGTCGAAGGAATCACGGATAAAAACGTGATTGGTTGGATCGCTCAAGAAGTCGAAGAAGTCATTCCGAAAGCCGTAAACACCGTAGATGAAAAATATGGTCTCACGGATGTAAAATTCTTAAACGCCGACCAAATTTACGCATCGATGTTCGGTGCGATTCAGAAGCTCATAGAAGACAAAGAACGCCTCGAGGCACGAGTCGCCGAACTCATGAAAAAATAAGACCTGTATCTTATGATATTTATAATTAAATACGTTAAGGTACATCCCAAATTATAATCCTTATTTAATGTAACAATGCCGAACATCGGGAACACGGGCGTTTTTACGAATGTGTATCTCAGGAAGATTGAGGAGACAACTCCGAATGTGGCTCAGAATGTTGTGATGTCATACAACACAAAGAGTCACCAGGTAAAGGAGAGAGGTACCCAGTTCGTTGAGGCTTCGGTATATTTGGGAGACGGTGGTCTTCTCTCAAATGTAAGTTTTAATCAGATTGCTTCGACGTCCGCATTCGTGCCTTCGAAATTGATTTTTAGCAATGCAGGGACGGCGTTTGTTACAACCTCGAATGTGGGTATAGCAAACACTTTACCAATACACACACTAGACGTGGGATCCAACCTATCAGTCGACGATGTCGGGTCTAATATTCTTACAGTCCGCGGTAACCTCGCGGTGAGTGGAAATACGACACTCACAGGCAATATTACCGTGCTCGGTGAGAGTAAACTCATCTATGCGAATATTCTAGTCGTCGAAGAACCGATATCTCTTTTCGGTAATAATAACACTGGTACACTTGGGTATGATTTGGGTGCTATATATAAACGGGGTGGCACCCTGTCAAATGTAGGTATCATTTATAGAACGCCACAAACCGGTACAGAAGAATTGGCGATCGCGTTTACGAGAAGCAGTCTCATAGAAAATGATATAAATCCGGACACTTCGAATGTCATCAATGTTCACGTGTATGGTAATCTTACGAGCGACTACTATTTTGGAGACGCGAGTACACTCTCCAATATTACACTTCAACAAATCAGTGATTCACCGTCCGGAAACGTCACGACGCGTTCGATGAAATTTTCGAACGTGACGACATCTATCGCGACTACGTCAAATGTTGGTGTCGGTATAGATACACCACACGCGCGTCTCGACGTTCACAACGACGTGCATACGTGGACCATTCGATTAGATCGATCCGATAACCAACCAACACCCATTCATATCCGCGAGATTGATATTTATGATATTGGTGGTCGTTCTATGCCCATCACGGCGTCGAGACAGAGTAACTTACCCGGGGATCCGGGATATCAAGCGGTCTCTAACGCGTACGATAACAACCTCACGACAATCGCTCAAACCGCGGGCACGGCTGATGATTTCTTAGAGTTTGACGTCGTTTCACAAGTCCCACCGGGTTTCATTAAAATATACAACGTTCAGGGTGTTCTTAAGGGTGACCTAACTGGGTGCGCCATCATAATTAAGGATGAAAACGCGACCGAATACTTTAACAGACCGATCCCCGAATTATTTGAAGAAAAGGAATTCATAGTAAATCCAAGTAATCATTACCAACCGGTGATTCATGCATATGGTCAAACACTCGCCAATCTCATTACGAGTAATGTCATCACCGCGACCGGTCGTATGGGTGTTAATGGGAACAAGGGTGTCGCAGTGAACGGGGATCCGTCGTATGTTGAATATTCGCAATTTCATATCACGAGCGAAGACGGAGGTCTTTCGGGGCGGATGGGTGTCGATCAAACCGTCGGTTCGAACGGGTCCATATTTATTCAGGGTTCTAACAATTTCAATACGGATAACGTGAATCTTCTTTTACTTCCGAAGAATGGTAATGTTGGTGTGGGGACACTCGTTCCTCAGGAACGACTCGACGTTGACGGAAATGTGTTTGTGAATGGACGGGTCACATTTGGGTCTGCCGCGAGACAAACTATTGACATATACTCGAACACGTATGGCATTGGTATGCAAACGGATGCACAATACTACCGCTCACCGTCGAGTTTTGCGTGGTTCAAGGGTGGTTCACACAATACTTCCAAGTTTAATGCCGGTCAAAATGGGAGTGTGTCCATGGTGATAGATCAAAATGCTAAAGTTGGTATTAATACATCATCCCCGGAGAGTCAATTGCACGTGAACGGTGATATCCGAATTCAAGATGAACATCCAACCTTTAGATTTATAGATACAAATAATAACCAAAATGCATTCATCCAAGTGAATAGCGAATTCATGTATTTCGGGAACGCGTTTACTGACGGTAACGAATCAAACATCATGTCGATTAACCTGACAACTTCGAACGTCGGTATAGGGACGACAGACGTAGATTCAAAACTCATCATCGTATCCGGACCGTCGACGCAGGGTAGCCTCACGCGCGCGTTAAAAATTAAACGCGCGTACGCGAGTACACAACCCGAATTGAATAATGTTGAAATGACACTCACACCCAATTACAAGAATCGAGAATACGCATACGCCAAAATTCGATCATTTTGCCACGAAGAAATCATTGGAAGTCCAAACAAAGATCGAGGCGCTTTACAACTCATCGTCGGTTCTAATGAAAATGTGAACGGAATTCCAGCTTTAACAGTTCTCAACAAGAACACTACAAACTACGTCGGTATCGGTGTCACGCAACCAACAGCCAATTTGGATGTCGGTGGTGACATGAAAGTCGCCACGGATATTACATTTCCGGCGACGACTCGTCAGAAGATTAGTTTCTATAATCCGGGCTACGGTATAGGTGTGCAAACGAACACACAATATTTCAGAACTCCGGGTAATTTTGCGTGGTACAGAGGTGGGTCTCACTCCGACGCGGAATTAAGTCTTAACGGTGCGGTACCACTCATGGTCATGACAGCCGCCGGTCAATTAGGTATAGGTACGACACAACCAACGACCGGGTATGAACTCGATCTCGTCGGTGATGCGCGTGTCCGTGGTCACATGCACATTGACGCGAGTGATGCATTGGTTAATATATCGGGTGTGAATCCGACTAATTATTCAAATACGTACATATCGTTCGGCCACGGTGGATCCGTGAATGATTGGGCGTACTTAAGACAAATAGGTACCGAGGATGCTATCAAATTTGCACTGGATTTCCACGATAACGCAAATGACGCTGGATTTATAATTCGCGATGTAAATTCTTCGGGTCAAGATCCGGATGTAATCACGGATCGATTTGAAGTGAAGCGAGGTGGTGATACATTCATAAACGGAAACACCGGTATCGGAACACAGCCGAATACGAACCGTCTCGCGGTAAATGGTAGTATTGAAGTCGGGACATCCGGTATAGTAAATTTCAAGAATTCTTCGGGTGAAAAGATTCGTTTATATAATGCGGGTGCAGACACGGTAAATTTCAGTGTGTCCCAATTACCAAATGAATTGCGATATAATGTCCCGACCGGATACAATCACGTGTTCAGAATTAACAACAACGAAAAGTTTAGAATCAATGAAACCGGTGATTTTAACGTGAGTGGTAACGTGTATGTGGGGCAAAACGACAGTGGACTTGGACCCAAGTCTATTTACTTCGGTGGTACTCTCGGTGATAATGGATACGCGAACACTGTGATTGAAAATAGAGTGTTTGATCAAGCGAATACAGCGTCAGAACTCTTATTGTTCAAGGGGAACGATACAAAGGATCGCATCCGTCTTCGCGCGGGTGAAATCGTGATCGACACAAAGGCGACCGGAGCTTCGAGAACATCAGATTCACCCTCCGTGACAATCAAGAATAGTGGATACGTGGGGATCGGCACGACAACGCCATCCGAACAACTGCACATGACCGGGTCACTGCGCATCGGTGATACACGCATGCGTTACACATCGGCAGATGGACTGGTCTTCGACAGAGCCGGAGCTACAAACAGATTACTCTCCGATGGATACGTGTGTACGGGAACCACAAATAAACTTTTAACCACGGGTTTGACTGCGACATCGGCGATTATAAACGGTAATAGCGTCGCGACCGGAAACGTTGGTATAGGGACAAATGCCACCTTCCCGAATACAACTTTACACGTGAACGGCAATGCGCGAATCGAAGGTAATATTCGCCAAAGACCGTTCATCGTGTCTATCGGTGAGGGTGCTGGTGAAACTGACCAATCGGCGTACGGTGTCGCCGTCGGTTACAGAACAGGACGAATTGGACAAAATAATACAGCCGTCGCACTCGGTACAAATGCGGGTTATCAAGGACAACGAGAAGCAGCTTTGGCGCTTGGTTATCTCTCAGGTGAGATCAATCAGGGTCTCAACGCCGTGGCCATTGGTTTTAAGGCTGGTCAAACGAACCAACACAACGATACGCTCGTTATAAACGCTAGAACAACACCACTCAATACGACACGAGCGAACGCGACATTCATTCGTCCGATACGTGCGGCGACCGCGGCGTCTAATATCATCGCGTACACACCCGAAGGTGAACTCATCGATGTGACGACCATGAATTTCAACAGTGGTGGTAATTTATCAACACCCGCCGCGATCACAGCTGCCGCGTATTATGGGGATGCGGGTTTCTTGTCGAACATCGGTGGTAACTTTACGAATAGTATTCTATTCTCAAACGTCGAGGTGGGTTTTAGATCAGTGAAGTCCAATTACGGTATATCAAACACAGCGCCCATACATACACTCGACGTCGGTGCAAATGTCGTGATACAAGACACGGGATCAAACGTACTCACCGTCCGTGGGAACGTTCTGGCGAGTAAGATCACACTCGGAACCGTATCGATAACCCCAGCGCACACACTTCAACAGGTCACGACTATAGGAAATACAGCCTCAACGACCATACAACTTACGAATATCACAAATTCCCTCGTCACGAGTGGACGTGTCGGTATTAAAACGTCGTCTCCTACCTTTGATCTCGAGGTGATTGGAACTGCGGCAAAAACCGGTGGTGGAAGTTGGTCATCGACTTCAGACCGTCGTCTCAAAGAAAATATAATAAATGCCGATCTCGATCAGTGTTATGACACCATACAACACATACCACTCAGACGTTTCAAATGGAAAGATGATATCGCTGAATTTAGTGAAAATCAAAAAGATAAAAACGTACTCGGGTGGATTGCTCAGGAAGTCGAAGAAGTCATGCCAAAATCAATCGAAATCATCGATGAAAAATATGGCATTCAAGATCTTAAATTCTTAAATCCAGATCAAATATACGCGACGATGTATGGTGCACTTCAGAAAGCCATACAGAAGATAGAGCATCTAGAGTCGGAGCTTAAAAAAATAAAATGCTAATATAATATAAAATGTCTGGTGGAATTGCTCAGCTCGTGGCTGTGGGTGCCCAAGATGCGCATCTTGTTGGCCAACCCGAAGTGTCCTTCTTCCGCTCTAATTACCGTCGTCACACGAATTTCTCTCAAACGACTGAACGTCAAGTCATCCAGGGTAACGTGTCTAACAACGGTATGTCTACCGTTCGTTTCGAACGCAAAGGTGATCTCCTCAACTACGTCTACTTCATGCCGATCAAGGGTGACGGCACACAAGCGAACACGGTCGCTGACTGGACCACCGCTATTTCCAAGGTCGAACTCTTGATCGGTGGTCAAGTGATCGATGAACAAGATTCGACCTTCACAACGCACATCGCACCGGAACTTCTCGCGACTAATCAATCTCGATCCGTCGCGGGTGGTTTGTACAGAGGTGGTGCTAGCGAACAGTTTTACCCGCTTCGCTTCTTTTTCTGCGAAAACTGGCAATCCGCGCTTCCGTTGATCTCTCTCCAATATCACGATGTTGAATTGCGAATCACGTGGGGTCCGAGTGCCGCGATCCACAAGTGGGAGTGTTACACGAACTACGTGTATTTGGATACCGATGAACGCACGGTCTTTGCCAGCAAGCCGCAAAACCTCTTGATCACACAGGTCCAAAATGCGGTCGCCTCCCAGGGCAAGATTCAAGAACTCAACTTCAATCACCCGATCAAATTCCTCGCGAGTAACACCCAAACCGGTGGTCTCATGACCGCCACGAACAAGGTGAAGCTCCAAATTAACGGTACCGATGTCACCGACTTCAAATTTGCGTCCCCCAACTTCTCGGCTGTGTCTTCCTACTACCACGTGCCGTTTTCCACCGGTAACAAGACGTCGTCTCTTTTCATTTACCCCTTCTGCCTCGAAACATCGAAGCTTCAACCCACAGGTTCGCTCAACTTCTCGCGCCTCGACTCGGCGAGAATCGTCAGCACGGAGAATAACTCCTTGGATAAGATTTACGCGGTCAACTACAACGTGCTCCGCATTGAAAATGGTATGGGTGGTCTCATGTACTCGAATTAAATCACAGGTATTAGTATAATATGTTTTGGACTGTTATAGTCTTATTAGCCATCGTTTTTGTGCTCACTTACGATCCAAAATCCAGGACACTGGAAAAATTGGTGGATTCTAAGCAAGTACCGACGACAATAGAAACCGGAAAACATTGCGAAGATGCACACTATAATGCCGTGCAATTCGGAGAAGCGGCGTATGAATGTAGTGCGGCAAACCGTGTGAAAATGGGTGCGATTATAGGTGCTTAAAAAACTACAGCATCATTTTAATACAATAATGTTTTCATACGATCGTGAAACCATGCTAATCGCCGCGGTTATCGTGTGTGTTTTGGGAAGTCTGTATCTTTACAGAGAAGTCAGGAATGCGAAACAAGAAATCACGGATGTGAAGATTCAATCTGGTCAAATTGCACAGTACGTGAGTGGATTGTCTTATTACGAGGACGAGGACGAGGACGGAGAAGGAGAGGGGGAAGAAGAGGTTAAAGTCGAAGAAAAATCGGGGGATTCGGGCGATTTGTCGGCGAAATAAACATATCCATTAATTGTAACTTGCTAATGAGCAATGAAAAAATACAAAGCGATTGCGATTCCAGTAACGTTTGCGGAAGGAAAGCCGAGGTTTTTGACGGTGAGAGATCGTCGATTTAAGGAGTGGATATTTGTCACAGGCGGGTGTAGACGACGAGAAATATTTAATCCATTACGTTGTGCTCTTCGCGAACTTGAAGAAGAGACGAGGGGTATAGTATCACTCAAAAAGGGTGAATATACCGAATTTAAATTTACAGTTAAAGAAAGTCCGACGATCGACCTCATATATAACGTATATGTATTCTTTGTCGACTATAAAAGAAACGAACAGCATTCGCTCGTAAAGAGATTTTACGAAGAAAAGATGAAGACACAGTTAAAAAAGCAAAATAAACAACCCATAAAGAAGACGTACGACGAAAATGACTACATGAGTTTCGATACACTCGAAGAATTTAACAATCGTAAACGTTGGAATAGAATTATAGACAACGTCATAAAAAATCCAGAGTTTTACGCATGCGTGTCAGGATTGAATAGAAAAACATTCTCTATTAAGTAGTGATGAAGTCGAAAGCGTACATTCTCAGGCAAATTAAAGACCTGTTCATCGATAACAGAGCCCTCACGATCGAACAAGCGGATGAAAAGATTGAAGAAATCAAGGATCTCAAGGTATACGAGCTCTTGGTCCTAAAACAAGAACTCGCATCGAGTGTTGAATTACCAGACCTATCATTCATGACATCTGTGAGTAGGTATTAAAAAATAAACGCGTATGCAATGTAAGTATGTTTAAACGATGGTGTTCCCAACAGGGTTTCGCTCACGGAAACAAGTTATCACATGTGCTCATGGACGGTGGGGTCCTCTCGGTGCCATTTGATAAATTGGATGAGTTTTACACGAAATATATAGAGAGTGTTAGACAAGGTGAACACGTCTTTGTCGTCGAACAAAAAACACCCACGTACAATTTTTTCGTGGATATAGATTACAAAAATACCGAGGCACTCAGTCTCGAAGAAATTCAAGATATCTGTAAAGTCATATGTGACAAGGTGAAGCGTCACGGTGGGAAAGAGTGTCTCATTTCGGTATCCCCACCAAAGAAGGCGGGGAGTCTCACGAAAACGGGTGTTCATCTAAATTGGCCGGGGTTTGTGGTAAATCAAGATTCCGCCGTGGCACTGCGAGAACACATTCTCGTCGCTTTGTATGCCGCGAAGAAGTCTATAGATTGGAATGAAATCATAGATTCGTCCGTCTACGGTGATATACAGCGCCGATCGAAGGGTAGTGGTTTTAGGATGCCGTGGTCGCATAAGAAAGGAAAACATGACGCGTGTGGTGGAAAGGGATGCGACGGATGTCATAACAGTGGAAAAGTCACTCAAGTTGCGTACCTACCCGTATTCGTATACAAAACCGGGCCACTGAGTACACTTTTGAGAATAGATCAGGCGCCGGACAAAGATATATTAGCCATGGCGGCTGTTCGAACAGAAAATCAAGATTTCGTACACGTCGAGAGTCCGTCGCGTTCCGTCAAGGAAGGTGCGTTCACCGATATACAGACCAAAGACGAACTTCACGATGAAGAGGTACGAACATTCGTCGAAGATTTTATACGAACGCATCTCGAAGGACAAGGGGATGCACGAATCACGAAACTCTTCAAATTTAAAAACCAATATCTCGCATCCACGACATCAAAGTATTGTGAAAACTTAAAAAGACCACATGGCTCTAATCACGTGTGGTTTTACATAAGCGGTGACAAGATCACACAAAAGTGTTTTTGTAGATGTGAGACGATCAGAGACAGGCGCGATGGATTTTGTAAAGATTTTTGTGGTCGTAGACATACACTCACACCCCAGATTATTGAACGATTGTATCCAGAAAAGGAAACGTTGAAACAGTGTCCGACCATAAAAGTAGACGGTAAGAAGGAAAAGTCCGATATAAACTACAAAGATGCTCGTGAACACGTGGAAAAGTATATTCAGGGATGTATACCGAAACGACAAGATATCACAGTGATCAAGATTTCCAAGGAGGGTCAAAAGTACATAGTATCGACGACGTCAAACTATTGTGAAATTGCAAAAGTCGACCATGAAAAATATACATCATTTAGAATCGAAAAGGGTAAAATATTTCAGGATTGTCAAGTGTGTCGAAAAAAAGGACGTGTGTACGCTCTAAACACTAAATCTTCGAATGTATTATACCCGAATAAAAATAGATTGTAATTACAGATATGGCATTCATACTGCTCGGTGTTGGTATAGTCCTCGCATCTAAGCTCGCTTTTAAAGAAGAGCCAGAAGAAGATCCTTTCATGGATCTCAAACGCGAAGCCCACGCGTATTCGGGTGTGAATCCACGTGTTTTCATGGAATTTATATCCAAATTCAACTTGGCGCAGAGATATATGTATGTCGACGTGCACGCAGCACAAAAATACATGCTCGAATCACTCGATCGTCTCGAAGACGTGGCTCTATACGCCGAATCGGGAGATTACGATATACAGGAGCCAATTCACGAACTTTCAAAGAAAATTGGATATACATTCGAAAACCGACTCATGAATATTGCAATCAATAAGGGTGTTGTTCTTTATCCAAAATACTTAAACAATAGGATCAATTAGAACATAAATGCCCACTACTACTCGTTCAGGACGTCGTGTGAAGAAGCCGGAATTGTTCAAACCGACCGAAGAAGTCGTCGTTGATGACTATAAAGAAGATGAACACGATTCCGATTTCGATAGCGATATAGACACCGAGGAGGAATACACATCTGACGATGAATCTGATTTTGACGATGATGATGAGGAGATGGACGAGAATGGCAACTTGAAGGATTTCGTCGTCGACGAATCTGAATCAGATGAGGAAATTTAGCTTAAAAAAAAGATGTTTTGTATAACAAATGGAGACGGATATAGGAAATCCCATTGATTACAAGTCTGAAATTGAATCGTTAAATAAAGACTACGATGATAGGGACGATTTCTATGAACAGCAACAGCAGCAACAATCGTACGCACCTCCTCCACCCCCACCAATGTTTCCGGGCACGCATCAACATTGGCAACCGATCGATGCAAACAAGCCTGATTTGTTTTCATCCATCGATAAGACGGCCTATATTATTATATTTGTAGCCTTCATTTTAGGCTTTTTTATGGGTAAAACCATGCAACCAGTCATCCTGAGACCATCCTGAGGTTGGAAAGGGTTCAAATTCACCGATATCCCCAGTCGCCGGCTCCGTGAAATATGCACGGCTCACGACGAGTGGATCCTTAAGTAATTCTAAGCCTAATTCATAGGCAGTATCACTTTTGTTTTTTCTCTTCTTGTATAAGGAAAAAAACAAAATAAATAGCACCGCGACGATCGTCAATGTAATAATATTAAGAATGACGCTGAGCATATTACCATAAGCTCATACTTTTTTTTACGCAGACGTCACTTCTTCCCCAGATTCTTCCGCCTTTTCTTCGATGACCGCATCCGTCGATGACTGGGCGTCGGCCTCAGCCTCGGCACGCTTTCTTCGTTCTTCAATTTCAGCCGCGACGATCGCATCCGCCTCCTTGACCAATTCCTCGATCGGAGCGTCCGGCTTTTCCTTTTGAAGTCGTTCCAACACTTCGGCCGGGTGACTGACCGGCGCCTCATCGGGTTTCGTGTAGAATTTCGAGTTTTCATCACCAGGCTTGATGTACACCCCGTCCGATCTCACTTCCATCATATCCTTCTTACGCTCTTCGAATAGTCTCGCTGCCTGGATTTGGTTTTCCTTATATCCTTGCATGATCTCTTCGAGCTTTTCGTTTTGGTAATGCACGTCGCCGATCGCTTCTCTGTCCGGGGGGATGAGCAACCACTTGTACATGTCAACAACGTAAATATCAAACGTTGGGTCTTCCTTTTGCAAGCGCTTTGCATGGTTAGACGCCTCATCACGGGTCGAGAATGCACCGCGGATTTTAATGCCGAATTTATCATTTTTTTGCGGACATTCCGGACCAACAACGGACAGGCACGCATAGAGCTGTCCGGGAACCGTCGTGTAATCTTGTTCAAGAGAAGCCATTATAGTCTTGATACGGTAATAAACTTTAAGCCTTTTGAGTAACTAAGTCGTTTAAAAGACTGAAAACATTATAGATAAATGGAAGACCTTCGACGGACGCACAATGATGCGAAGCGTGATTTGATTCAGTCGGTCACTAAAGAAGGATATCAAATCCTCGACGTTGGGTGTGGTTTTGGTGGTGATCTTCAGAAATGGAGAGCGTGTGGTGCAAACATAAATATGTGCGATCCAGAACCATCAGCACTCGAAGAGGCAAAGACACGCGCAAAGAATATGAAGATGCGTGTTAATTTTTATAACGGTGATATCGCAGACTGTCCACGACGGTGTTTCGATCTCATATGTTATAATTTTTCTTTACATTATATATTTCAGACGCGCGATTTATTCTTCGATTCATTGAGGGAAATAAAACGGCGCATGAAACCCGGTGGGCGACTCGTGGGTATCATTCCAGATTCAGAGAAAATCATATTCAACACACCTTTTACCGATGACATTGGAAACTTCTTTAAAATGAGACACCCACCTAACGGTGGATTCGGTGAAAAATTATTCGTACATCTCGTAGACACGCCATTTTATGCAGAAGGTCCGCGATCAGAGCCAGTGGCGTTCAAAGACCTCTTGATTACACATTTGGAAGACATGGGTTTCACGTTAGAAACGTGGGAGGGTCTTCGTGGAAATCGAATTTCCGAACTCTATAGTAAATTTATCTTTGTATATAAGAAATGATAGCGTGGCTTTTACTCATCATTGTTAACTTCATTCTCTTTGTGATGACGCGTCAGCCGAAGAGGCTTTTAGAGGTTAAAGAAAAATACAGGCGGTTACGCGAACACCTCGAAAACACGGGTAATGAAAAATTCAAGGTCTTGACGCGCTGCGTCCCAATCACCGCAATGTTTAAAACACGCGGACCGATCGGTTATAATACCAACAAAGGTGTCGATATCGGCTTGTGCATAGACGGACAAACCGCGAATCAGATATTTCACGTACTCATTCACGAACTCGCACACACGACCGTGCGTGAATATTCACACTCCGACGATTTCTGGAATAACTTCGTCGAGCTTCGACAGATATGTATAGACATCGGAATATATGAAAAGATATCATCGAAGACCAAGTTTTGCGGGCAGTACATTCAGGATAAATAATCTTGACTATATTCATATGAAGACCCCGCCGTCCCTGGTTGCGAAAGCGATTGGTTTGTGGATCGGTGTTATGCTCGTGACACAACTTCCACTTTTCATTGAAAATTACAACGCCAGAATTGCATTGATGACGATCGTCATGCCGAACATCCTTCGCATGATCGTTGGAAACATCCCCCAACTCGCGGTGGACCAAAAGTTCATGATGATCGCGTCAATCTTTTCCTTTATACTGGCTTTCGCGATAGGTCGCGTGAGTCAGAAGTCACAGGATACTGTGAAGAACTACGGTAAAGACACAAAGAAAACACTACAAGGTAGTGCATTATTTGTGACCACATTTACTATCGGTGCCTTGATTACCTACTATTCTGGTATTCATAAGACACTGTATACACAAATGGGCTGGGAATCCGCAAATGATACGGCTCCCATGGCATCCGCCATGAATGTGTCGAATTATTAATTCTTCACGACGTATGTTTTCATCACGTAAAAGATAACGGCAGCGACGAGACCCGTCGACGCCAACCCAACCGCGCTCCGTGAGCCATTCTCACTCAGAAACTTGGGCACAGAACTCGCAAGCTTCTCCTGGACCGGCCGACTCACCGCGGCGGCAGCGCACACACCCGCGATCAACGCAAATAATTGATCGTCTGTCAAATTCATGATATTTTTACTCTTTGGTTCAACCTTTTCGCTCGTTTGTTGCGGCTGCTGCATTTGCGGAGCTGCGGCGAGCATGCTCTGCATGCGCGGTTCAGCGCTCATCATGGGCGGTGCCATCATGTCGGGCATCTGTTCGGGCATGGCGCTCCCACCACCCATAAGTTCGGAAATCGGTGTGGAATCCATGGTCGTTGTATCTTTATTTTGACTCATATTTTTTTCAAGACCGTTTTCTTGCACAAACGTAGTCGATGGATTATCTAGAGAAACCATACCATCATCTTTGTCGTTCAGGTTCATGGTTCGTATGTCAGACATTTATATACCCTGAGTTTTTTGAAACATGTGAGTGACGCATTTATCATTTTCGTTTAATTACCCTGAGCGCTGTCTTTTTTGTAGCCTTCTTCGCATCGTCCTCCCTTTGTTCTAAATATTTAGGATTATACAGTTTCTTATGCGCCTGCCATAAACTTGGACCCCCAACCCTAAAATTCTTACGAACCGTCGCCTTATACCAAAACACACAATCCTGTATTTTATTAGATTTAACCGTATTATCTAATACAAGACACTCGTAATTTTCTGTACACGCATCCATGACTTTACAAAACATATCAAAACTCGGAAAGATACCAAAGAATGACTTGTATAGTTTTTCACGGTTTTGTATGATGTTTTCCCTGAGAATGAATACATAATCAACATTTGCGCGAAGTGCGGGAGGTAAGTCCATGACATATTGCATCGTGAGCATGAAGAATATCTTCCAATGTCGCCCGTTCATGAAACATTGGCGAATGCATGTATCTTTGAGAAACTTTGAGTCGTACATGCAATCATCAAGAAGCATGAAAGCTCCACATTCCGTTCTACCCGCACCGACGAGTTTACGCTGTCTCGCCATGACGCGCTCGATGGCGTCTCTGTCGTAGTCTCCATAGATGAATAAATCTGGAATAAAATCGGAATAGAAATGGTTCCCTTCCTCTGTACCAGAGAGAACTATACCCGCTGGTAAATGTTTTTTGTGATACATGATATCCTTAACCAGGGTGGACTTCCCTGTGTTACGCTTACCGATGAATACACACACCCGGTCATCTGAAATTGACTCGGGTTTGAATTTCCTCAATTGAAGATTCATTCTACTGTAGTGAATCGTTTTATTTCGCAAAATTTTACTCACATACAGTAGATATGTCTGGACGTGTGAGACTCGCTGTCACAGGAATCCAAGACCAGTGGCTCACAGGTGATCCACAATTTTCGTATTTCTTAACGCTCTTCAGACGACATAGTAAGTTTGCACTCGAACAGATTGAAAGTCCTTTTGATGGTACTATTGATTTCGGTGAGATTGTGGAGTGTCGAGTCCCAAAGAATAAGGGCGACCTGATTAAGAATATTTCACTGAAAATAACGCTCAGTGATCCAACCCCAGATGAAAGTAATTTGATTAACAATCTCGTGTACGTTCCTTCTGTGTGCACTGAACTCATTGAATACGCCGAACTTCTCATCGGTGGTCAGACCATCGAGCGTATCACAGGGGAATACATCTTTATCAACCAACAACTTTACAATAACGACGATGACGTCGCACAGTCGCTTTATTTTTTGAATAGTCACGGTAACTATCTCGGTTATCGCGGAGACTATACATTCTTTATAGACTTACCATTCTTCTTTTACAGATACCCAAACCTATCTATTCCCATCTGCGCACTCACGAAACAACTCGTTGAAGTTCGTGTAAAACTTAGACCGTTGAATAAGATTGTGCGCGACACAAAGAATAACATAGTACCATCGAACGTGACGGCGTCTATTAAAAATATATCAATGGATACCGAATTTGTATTCATAGGTGACGATGAAAAGAACTATTTACTGACGAGACCTCTTGAATATGTGATCACCCAATTACAAATGTCACAATTTACGATGCCGTACGGTATGAATACAAAGTCTGTGATGCTCAAATTCCAACACCCGGTCAAAGAGATGTATTTCATCGCCCAGAACGATTATTATACGAGCAATAATCTCCCATTGAACTTTGAAAAGATTGATAACGTTGAACTTAAATTCAACGACAATCAAGTGTTTAACGCGGATCACAAATTTATCACGTACCAACAGTCGTTAATACATCACACGAATTCACCCACAGTGCTCGGGGTTACCAGTGTAAATCCTATATTTGGTGTGTACTCTTTCTCTGAAAAACCTGAAGCTGAATATCCCACTGGTCAGGTTAATATGAGCCGTATTTATCATAAACTATTTACAATCAAACTCGATTCAACGACGAACGGTACAAACACTATCCGTGTATACGCAAAAAATTACAATGTGTTACGCATACAGAGTGGATTAGCTGGTTTAAAATTTTAACCCTTTATAGTAGTAATGGCTGGTAGACTTCAGCTCGAGACAACCGGTCCACAGGACAGGTTTTTTACGGTTGAACCACAGTTTACATATTTTACAAAGCGGTTCTCCAGACATACAAATTTTGCAAAGACGTATACGAAGCATGATTTTGACGGCGTTCCCGAATTTGGTACTACTTTACGTAGTAGAATACCGATCAATATCGGTGATCTCTTAAAAACTGTAAGTTTCGAGATTGAACTCGATGCCATACCTAACGCCTCGAGCAGTGGTATAGGGTACGTCGAATCAATCGCGCACGCGATGATTGAACACGTCGATCTCATCATCGGTGGAAGTGTCACTCAACGCATACCGAGTGATTACTTACAAATATACTCCGAACACAACTACACACAAACAAATCAAACGGCGTTGTCAAAACTTATCGGTAAATATCCCAATCGACAATCTTCTGTCAGGGTGGCAGATGCATCGATCATAGGCCATCTCGGGACGGCGACGACGAGTGAAAAGTATTTCGTGGACGTACCATTTTACTTTTACAGAAACCCAGAACTCGCCATACCTCTGTGTGCGATTGATAAACAGGAAATTGAAATAGAAGTAAAGTTTAGAAATATAGAAGATGTACTCGTAGATAATACCATTATTTCGGTAAATAACGTAACATCATATTCATCACACACGGCGGCGGGTATTGGTTACGAAGTCGATAATTACCTTCAAGTCGGTGTGGACATCGACGGTGAAGCCGTCGGGGATGAGTCGGGGTTTTCCGTTTCCATGTCGCGCGATGGCTCTATCATAGCGATAGGCGCTCCCAATAACGATGCGGTACCGAACGATTCAGGTCACGTTCGTGTCTATCGGCTCGTAAATCAGACGTGGACACAAATGGGTGCCGACATAGACGGTACAATCGCACAAGACTTCTTTGGACAGGCGGTTTCGCTTTCGGCGAACGGAATGATACTCGCCGTCGGTGCTCCCGACCATAACTATAACTCCATATCAAACAACGGCCAAGTGAAAATTTTCAGATGGAATGGAACCACGTGGGGAAGTGGTGAATTGATTAATCCAACGATACATCAAACAACGCAAAACCTAAATTTTGGTGCTGCACTACAACTCTCGGATGATGGAAATACGATTGTGATAGGGGGGCGTGGTTATGCGACGTCGCAGGGTGTTTTTTACGTGTACAAATACGAGGAAGGTGCTTGGAATCATAAACACAGTGAATTTGGACAGGCGACGGGTGACGCACTCGGTTATAGTGTTTCTATTTCCGGAGATGGTTTACGTGTCGCGGGTGGTGCAAATAACCCCGACGGTACGAGTTATGTTCGTACATTGTACTATAATTCTACATTCGATCAGTGGCTCGCGCTCGGAAATTACATAAACAGTGAAAATCCTGGAGATGAATTCGGCTTTTCGATTCATTATTCGGGTGACGGACAACGACTCGCGATTGGGGGTCCGAAGAACAACGGTATCGGGCACGTGCGCGTGTTCGAATATTCGGGGAGCGATTGGGCACAATTAGGACAAGACGTCGACGGTGAAGCCGTGGGTGACCAGAGTGGTATATCTGTCGCACTTTCCGATGATGGGAACATACTCGTCGTCGGTGCAAACGCGAACGATGGGACCGGTTTGGATGCCGGACATGTGCGAGTCTATAAATATGGTCTCGCTGGGTGGAAACAGATCGGTGTAGATCTAGACGCAGAGGCACTCGGAGACGAACTCGGTTGGTCAGTCGCTATATCTGGTGATGGATCACGCGTCGCCGCGGGTGCAAAGTCAAACGACGGTAATGGAACGAGTGCTGGACACGTGCGCGTCTATGATCATCTAAAGCGGTCGTATCTTGAAAATAGAATTAAGAAATTTGGTATGAATTTGGAACTCGTGTTCCTTGAAAGCGCCGAACGTCTTAAGATTCAACACACGCGTCGCGACTTCGTGATTACACAAATTCAAGAGAATATATTTAAGATTCCCATGGGTGTGAGAAATAATACAGTAAAACTTTCGTTCGTAAATCCAGTCAAAGAATTATTATTTGTGATTCAAAGAGAAAACAAAAGAAAGTTTAATGACTTTGTGAGTCCATTTGATTATGATAACATTTATATAGCCGTGGACAACAGACTTTACTTTTATGAAAATCTGGTATCACTCGAATTAACACTCGACGATGAACGCATCATATCCGGTGAAACCGGTAAGTTTATGTTTCTGAAAGCTTTGCAACCCGGTATACATCACTCGAAAACACCACTCATTCGCCGTTTTTATTCCTATAACTTTGGTTTTGAACCAGAAAAACCATATCCAACGGGGCAAAAGAACTTTTCACTCGTTAAGAATCAAATACTTAACGTAAATCTTACACCTAACGATACACACGACAGAGATTTACGTGTATACGCCCTAAGTTATAACGTGCTCAGGATTATGGATGGAATCGCACAAACTATTTTTGGTGACAACTAATAAATGAAGACTGGTTTCGATATCACAGATACGGGGAGTGATCATATGTATGAAAGTCATTTGAAAACTCTCATAGATATCGTGACTCCCGTCGTGGAAAAAGCCATCATGCTTTCATGTGAATACGCGAAAGCGTGTGGTCGAGATGCCGTACTCAGTAGAGACTTTGAGTACGCCGCGAAGTATTGCGCAATGCGCACGGTTGGACTCCAAATCGGTAGCCACTTTCCGGAAATATATAACGACGAGGACGAAGACGAAGACGAAGACGAAGACGATCTCATGGTCATCGACGATGACAGTGTCGAGTTCGTACGATATTCAGGAGACGACCCCGCATTCATGGCCATCAACGAGGCATACGACTCGTGGGATTCGTGGCAACCACAGAGTCCGATCGAGGAGCTGTTAAAAAATGCTATTAATAGTAATGAGCACTGTGGAGGGATGGACCACGAATGAATTCAAAATTATTGAGAATGACGATGATAGTGCCTCTGACTCCGATTCCGAATCCGATAGCGATAGTGACGATGAAACTTCCAGGACGAAAGGATACAAAAAAACAAATTTCAAAAAAATCGCACTCGAGGAAGATCTACTTCCGGAATAATTTCTAGAAGTATACTATAATATAATGAAGCAAGCGATCGACGCTGTCACCTTGGTCACCCAGGAACTCGAATCTCAATCCCTCAACGCGGTGGTTGCGGGATTCTCTTTCGCGGCCGCCCTCGCGTGGATGGACTTGGTCCGATTTTTGATCAACCAAATCGTCAAGGTTCAGCGCAACGGTGGCATGCACTACACGTTGACCGCTTTGTTCACGACGCTTTTGTCTGTCACGGTCTACCTCATCATGTCGCAAATGTCGTCTCGTGTTCGTAAGCCGCTCCAGCCGGTCTACGCGGTTACGCGGGCGTAAGTACGACTCTTGGTTTACGTTTCGTAAGCATTAGTGCTATGATACCGACACAAACAATCAAAGCTATGGATGCATACTCTTTCCATCTATAAGGATTCTCCAATTCAGGAATACTTATTGGTGGCGGCAATTCCGTCTTTCTATCTACCTTTGGTAAGCTTTCGAGTTTATCCGTAGAACATGTAATTTCAAACTTAAGCACGTGATCTTGGTTTCTAAAATCGTATGGAATGAGACGTCCGTGACTCATGTAGAAAAATTCGACGCGTAGATCTCGGATAGATTTCTGTGAACCGGAATGAAACACGTGTGTCATGGGATCATCCGCACCACTGTGAACAATCTCCCCATTTTTCGTAAGAATGCGACCGGTGTAAAACGGTGTATCCGAAAATACAGTCTTACTAAATTCGTCCGAACCCGAACTTAAACGAACGATGATGGATGTCGGACCACTGAGATTGACAGCTCCAGTCGTGATTCGTCCATTCGACGATACATAATCAAGAGACGAAAGTCCTATGACTTGGTGAGGTGTTGTCTTTACAGATGTATTGCTCGTGTATCCATACACACCCGTTCTGAAATCAAATGAAAATGCGTTCGAGTTTCCGACGTTTGAAAATGTGATTGCATTCGTATCATCGTCGTATACAACGGACGTCACATTCGATACGGGTGGCGCGAGTTCATTTAACAAATCCGTCGCGAGATCGTGTGCGTTAGAATAATTGGTTTCGTCGAGTGTGACGAGTGTTCCGTTGACACTGAAGCTCTTATTCGCTTCGTGAATAAGTAATTGTGTGTTTGGAATTTTTGCGGACACGAGTGAGATCTTGGAAACGTTATAGATTGGGTTATTTAAACTCACGACGTAATTTGACGAAGACGGGTATAAAGTAGCATCTCTTTCACTGCTATCTATGTCGAGGCTGTGGACCTTCATTAAAATATAGGTACAATATTTTAATGAGTGTTTTACTCTGGTATTCTAAAACGAATTAATAGAAGCGTTGGGATAATGGATTGTTTGCGAGTTGGTTCTTCGCGACATCGAGTTCATTGCACCTGGCATTCGGGTTCGCGTTACCCTTGTACGCGTTGAAATTGTAATACTTATCGTTGGTGTATTGTTGAGTCCAAGCACCGTTGGCGGCATTCATACGACCATCAATTCTGGTCGTGTCCGAACGAACACTCGAGAGAAGGCCACTTTGTTTGATGGCTGTCTCTCTGACATTCATGCGCCCCGCGTTTCCGGGTCTGTTCGCCTTCCCACGACGATCGTCCGCTCTGAATCCATACTCCTGGAGCTGCTCTGTGGTGTAACCCTTATTACCACGTTCTTCCGCGATTCTGTTACCCGGGGCATTCGTGTATCCACCGTGGAAACTGTTAATATTCGGTACGGGTTGATTGTTGTAGTTGTACTGGAATTCATTCGCATCAAACTTGTTACGCGTGGGGTCTTGAGCCATCGTACCCAAGGGTATGAATCGCTTCGCGGGTGCGTTTTCGAGGCCGTCGGTGCGCAAACCAGTTTCCGAACGATTGGTCGTTCGCTTGGTGCGTTCGTGTTCCTGACGAACCAAACGTCCACCCATACCCTGTGCACGCCCCGGCATTTCCGGACGTCTTTCTGGAAGGAAAGCAGTCTTTTCAGGCATGTTGTGCGTGACTTTACCGATGAGACCATGGCGACCACCACTGATATCTTGAGCCGGACCCGATCGACCTGGGAGTGTTGTGAGACGATACTCACCAACATTGACCGGGTTGATACGAAGTAGTTGTTGATAACCACCGTACGCCGGCACGTTCGGACCGACACCGACACCTGGACCAACCATTTGCTTCTCGATGGGTGATAAATTGTTCATGCGCCCTTGATCATACATACGATTTCGCATGTTCAAAACCTCTTGTCCACCACTTCGCTGCTGCGGGGCGATGACTGCAAAAGATTGTGTTTCGTTCTTAGATGTCACTGGCATCGGATTATCGAAACGTGTTTCTCTAAATTGTGGAATTTGATCAGACAATAATGGTTCTTGTGGTTCGGTGACGAGTCGAGGCCCCAATTGTTGGGGTTCAGTATCTTTACTGAGTGTTCGACCCACGTACACCAAGCCAGCTACCGCCAAAACTGAGATGGGATCAGCCATTCTTACTTCTTGCTAATATTTTTATTATGATATCTCTGGTTAAACAAGCCATTCTGAAGGTCGGCGCGTGTACTGGCTGGTTCATACGTTGTCGACTGAAGTGGCAATTTACATTCAATATTTTGAAGAGGAAAGAAATTACGTTCGTGCGTCTTCACCAAAAACTTGTTAAATTGCGAAGTCGACTGCGGTCTGAGCTCATCACTCGTGTCAATGTACTGCGCTGGAGATCCCTTACCAGCCATGTACGGCGCCGTACCATAAAGCATGGTCTGCGGTCTCGAACCAAGGTTCAACGTACTCGGTTGAGGGTATACGAAAACGTCATCCGTCGCGCGATTTGTCGGGATTGCAGGATTTTCAACGAGCGACAAGCCAGGTTGGAGCTGATATGCCATTTACTATTAGATAAGAATATTTATCGTCTGTCTCCGCTGAAATCTAATCCCGAGAAAGGGCCGAGCTGAGCTCCTCTCGCATTTGGGCTACATGCACCCACATCACTTCTACACATCGACCGATTCTTGTCACCATAGCACCATTCAGCGAATGCCGTTTGGTCACCTGGGATCGACGTCACCGGGCCACTAATAAATTGTCGAGACGCCGCACTTCGTTGCTGCGCGGGTAACGGAGATCTCGAACGCCCCGCATCATAAGGAATGCGGTCATCGACGAAACTTCGAACGATGGGACGAACCGACGAGTAGTCACACGCCGGGGGTCTATTGGGGTTATCTGTGATATCCGTCAACAAAACGTTCGCCATGGGGTTATCTATGGATGGCATCTGGCACGAGCTTCCACCAAACGTCGATCGCCCGTACGTTTCCTTAATCATCTTAGCCTTGTACATTACATAAAGAACACCGAGAACCGTCGCTCCGAGCACGAAGATACGAATGTCACGACGAATCAAATAAAGAAAACATGTCGCGTAAATCACGAACCGCGATGCGGCATTTACGCGTTCCTCTGGTGATTGTTTGTTAGTGGGCCAGAATTGGAGAACTCGATCCACTTTGATCAGCTGTTTCGGGTCGTCAAACCAAGCCTTCATTTATATAGAGTGAGGTTATTTTTTCATAAGGTTACCAAACATACTGTTCATCGTCTTCATAAGCGCGGCCTCGTCGATACCATTACCATCATCACCCATCTTATCGGCACAGTCCTTCGCGATGTTTTCAATCATCGCCAGCGTCTCTGAAGGGATGGCTGTAATCGTGGTACCAAGCATATATAAGGTTTGAATGTATTGCCAGATAGCGTCCTTCGTATTCGTCGAAAGTGACGAATTCCAATTATCCTTGAAATTCAATTCAGATAAGTAATCAATCTTATCGAGATCTTCGAGCACGAAGGATTCATCCTTTTGGGAAATCTTATCGGCGTAGGGAGTAATTCCCCCCATGAACGTGTCGACCGCCATTCGCGGATTCGTATCCTTCAAGAGCTCGAATTGAGTCATGAACTTTTTAATGCCTTTCTCCTGTGGGAAAGTCTTGTGCAATTCCACAAGAAATTGAGTCATCATATCGTTAAAAGCAGAAACCGACGCCATTTTATTAGTATACCCTCAAAATCTTTAAGTCTAAAAAGGTTCCGTGGAAATCGACTCACGTTGTCCGATACCATTCGAAACGATGAAATAAACGAGTATCGCGTTGAGCGCCGCCGGCTTCGAGTACGCGCTGAGCTGAAGCTTACCTTCGTTGTTGAGTTGGGCCTTCGCGTGAATATAAATTGCGGTGATAATTCCACTTATGAGTGCCGCCCACATGGGGTCTCGGAGATAGTCGGAGAGTTCCATTTAATTATAGCCAACTTTTTTTGTTCTGCGCTCTGGTGCATCACCAAAAAACACGTCTTCATCTCTCGCGTCCACGGGGGCGACCGGATGAGGAGCTTCGACTGTATTTATCGTTTTGAATTCATTATCAAGCGGAGACCCCATAGGCCGAGCCAATTCCTCGACCGGTGCGATGTCTTCGTTATCCGCTTCCATCGGTGGAAGTTCTTCGTCCATTGGACGCGGTTCCGTCATGGGCTCATCACCGAGTTCGGGTTGTTGTTCCATGTCGTCACCTTCAAAAACGTCCGGATCCTCTGGTTCTTCTGTATCACCGATGTCGATATCCTTACTTTCTTGAGACATGTACGTCTGGAGAATTTGTTGTACGGGAATGAGTTCCTTGATGGATTCTTCGATGCACGCACAAAATCGAATCGTTAACTGTTCGTCGCGCGCGTATTCCGATTGTTCTTCGTGATACACATACGGATCCTTGTACACATTTTTCGCGGCGTTATTGTATACGGTCTGGA